TGGAGCGGCTGGAGCGCGTTGAGGCGTCGCACGTCAAACTGATGACGGATCACGAAGTCTTTGTCGCCGCGCAGGAGCGCGCCTGGGAACGTCACGAAAAGTTCGTGGCCGAGCAGGAAGCCTGGGCGCGCGAAGAGAACCGCCGATGGGAGGCGCAGCGCGAGGAGAACAAGGATCTCGATCGCCGCATCGCCGCTCTGGTCAGTGGAATCGGCGAGCTTGTGCGCGAAAGCCGCGCGCGGACGACCGCACCACCGCCGGCGAAGCCGTGAAACAAGCATGACCGAAGTGAAGGTACGCGAACCGATCCGGCTGCCGAATGATCTGTACGATAGGGCTATGCAAGCCGCCCGCGAGCGTCAGGAGACGATTCACGATTTGGGAGAGAATGCCGTTCGCTTCTGGATGTCGATCATCTCAAGCGGCGGCGACGAATCGCGCATGACCATAACGGCCGAAGAGAATCAGATGCTGACGGCGTTGCTCGGTTTTATTCGCGGCGCCGATCCGGATCTCGTTGCGGCCGTCTCTCACATTGTCGAAAACTGGCGCATCAAACAGAGAATGCCACGGCAGTGAACGGCTGTGCCGATCCGAAAAGAGCTGCGCAAATACTACGGCCCGGCGTGGCGGCAGTACCGTCTCGTCCTGATCGAAACCCTCGGCACGAACTGCTCCGTCTGCGGCCGCGCGGTCCCGAAGTGGCTCAATTTCGCCCACCTGAATCACAACCCCCGCGATAACGCGCACGTCGCGCCGATGTGCGTCGCCTGCCACTCCCGGCACGATTCGCATCAACGCTGGGCGATGACCCGCCGCACCTGGGCCCGGCGCGACGGCCAGCTCTGGCTGTCGGTCGAACTCGAGTTTGCGCCCTACCCGGATTCGTTCTGGCCGAAACGGGCGATCGCGGCCCGGCAGCTGAGTCTGTGGTGATCAAGCCAGGTTGGTACTGGGTGAGGTTTACGTGGGGTTGGGAGCCGGCACGGTGGGACGGGGACGAGTGGCTGCGTTTTGGGGTCGAACAGGGCTGGAATGAAGACGTAGTGGAAATTGGCGCCGAACTAGTTCCCCCGGAGTAACAGCCCCCGCAGCACCGCGAACCCGCGCAACTGCGCTGCGTTGCGCAGGGCGAGGACATGCGAGGACAAAACGCGAGGACATGCGAGGACAAAACGCGAGGACATGCGAGGACAAAACGCGAGGATACGGGGAAAACGCTACTGTACCGCCAGCGCGGCCCGCACTTACCGTGCGCGCCGGCTCTTGTAAACCTGCCCGGACTCGATCTGGTCGATGATCGAGTTCTCCTGCTTCGGCGTGTTCGGCCGCAGCACGCCGCCCGACATGTGAGTTCCGGCCGGCGCCACATGCGTCGGCGGGTTGCCGGCGAACATCGTAGCCAGCCGCTCGGGCCAGCTGTACTGGTGCGCCTTGGGGCCGAACAGCATGTCGATCTGGTTGGTGAGCGAGAGCGGCACGGGCAGCATCGACTTGCCGGCGGCGTACACCGTGCGCGCGCTCGAGGCGAGCGGGTTCATGCCCTTCGGCGCGATCTCGTGCCCCAGATAGTCGCGGTTCCCGATCAACTGAATGCCCGTCCGGACCACTGGCGCGCCCTTGCCCGCGATCGAGCGGGCGATGCCCTGCAGCCCGTAGTCGTAGATGTTCGTGACGAGGTTCGTCACGTCCCCGGGCGCGCCTTTGAAGAAGATGTTCTGATAGACCTCGCGGCCCTCCGGATCCTTTCCCATATAAACCATCGTCGGCCGCTTCGACATTTTGCCTGAGAACATCAGGCTCGCGGCTTGCGTTGCCACCAGGCCTCCGACCAGCGTCCGGATCCAGAACATCCGCGCCATCTTGCCCGCGGGACCGCCCTCCCAGCCCTGCGGTATCGCCCTTCGAAGACCTACTCCCGATGCCGCCTGATGCAAGGTCGCCTTAAGTCCGCCCTCGCCGGCGTATTTGACATTGAAGAAATTCGATATCGTCCAGTCGGGCGCCAGCATGATGGCGCGCGCGATCTCAACCGTGGCCTTGTTCAGCCCGATGTTTTCCCAGTGCAGTCCGCCGTAGACCGCATTGACCTGATCCGCGATGCCCTGTTTTGCGAGCCGCAACTCAGCCGGCGATGCTCCAGGGTGCTCGGCCATCCAGCCGGCAAGGTGCAGCTGGTAATCGGTCACCTTGAAGCGCCGCTGCATGTTCGCGAACGTGAAATCGCTGATCGCGTGGGCCGCCTGGTCCATGATCTTCACCGCCGCGTTCTGGCGCCAGATGTCGCCCCACGTCGGGATCGACCCCGGCTGCAGGCCCTGGTATGCCTCGACCGTATTGCCCTGAATCGACGTGGTCCCGCCGTGGTGGATCATATCCCGCTCGGTCACCAGAAATTCGGGCGAGTCCCGGGATGCCCTGAGAGCCTGCACGTAGCCCTTCACGCCCATGTTGGCGAGAGCCATGTAGTTCTCGGTGGTTGCGTGGAAGAAGGACAGCCCCAGCTGTGCGGCTTTGGTCGCGGCCTGCGAGACCCGCAGCGCGTGTACCGCCAGAATCTCGGTCGTGAAGTCCGGCGAGGTGATCGGCCGCAGGGCCTCCTCGATGAACTTCGGCACGTAGAGCCGCTTTTCGGCCGTCTCGAGAACCGGTTGCCCCTGTTCGTCGATCTCGCCCGTGTCGTACGGGATGAGCTGCCGGAACTCGTTCGCCTGCGGAGCGAGGACCACCGACCCCTCGGGTGCATTCTTCTGCACGGTGTACTTGCCGATGTTGCTCGACCGCAGCTGATCCTCGAGCAGCCGCGTGGCGCGCGATCGCGCAAAGTGATCCTGCTGGATGGTGAATGCGTCGTGGATGTTCATCGTCTTCGGAACGATGCCGTTCATGATTGCGTCGAGCAGAGTCGGGAAGCTGCGCTCCTGCGAGAAGCCGAAGTACTTCCCGATCCGGCCGCCCATCGCCTGCCCCACTTTTTTGCGCAGCCCGGGCACGGCGCCCTCGCCTTTCGGATTGAGCACATGGGGAACGTAGGTCTCCGGATTCCAGGTCGTCTCGAGGTTGCCGACCCGCTTGCCCTCCGCGCCTGTCATCTCCGCCATGTTCGTGTAGAACTGGTCGACGGCTTTCATCGTCGCGTCCATCGGCGCGAGAGCCCGTTCGATCGCCGGCCGCAGGGCCTGTAAGCGCTCGAGGATAAGGTCGAGCTCGGCTGGAGTCCCGCCATGCCGGGTCAGGGTGGGATGATAGCCGCCGAGCACCGACCTGAGTTCCTCGGGCCGGCCCTTGTACTCGCGCGCGATCAAGATCGCTTCGGCCAGCGTGTCGACGCCAGTGCGGCGATTGCGCGAAGGCCGGGTCAGCTTGCGCACCTTCGCAATGCCCTGGTTTGCGCGGGCCGCCCACAGATCCCGCTCGCCCGTGAAATAGCGGCGGACCTGTTCGCCCCAGTGCTTCTCGCCCGGCGTGATCTTCGAACGTTCGAGCTCTTCGAGCGCCGCGTCCCGCTTGGCCTTCATGGCCTTCATGTCCTCGATCGATTCGCGCAGGAAGGGCTCGAAGGCCCCGAAGCCCATGCCGAGGGTGACGGGGCCGCGGTCGGTAACAGGTGGTGCGGGAGCCGCGGCAGACGGTACGCTGGATATGTCGCCAATCGGCGGGGGAGTCCCGCCGGCCGCAGGGTTTTTGGGAACGCTCGTCCTCCTCCCGGAAGTTGGCGTGGTTTCGTCTTCGTCGGACGGCGGTGTTACGCCGGGCTGTTGGACTTCGGCGGCTGGGCGTTCTGTTTCTGAAGGCGGAGCTTGTTGAGGCCCTCCACCGCCCGGGCCGCCTCGATCGCCGCCCGGTCCCGGTTCGACCGGTTCTCCACCGGGTCCCCTAATTCTGCGGTAGGTCTCTTCGGAGATTCGGCCAGCTTTGTATTCAGCGTTGAGGAGCTCATTGAGGCGCCTGTTCTCAGTGTAGCCCTCCGGGATAGCCGTCTTGATTCCGCCTTCAGTCGTTTCATCCACGGCGTTGTTCAGGAAGTGGAACGTAACCCTCGGATCGCTGCCGTATTCACGCCACAACCCCTGAACGGTTTCGGCGGCGCCCCGTTGCGATCTGATTAGCTGGTTGATCGTGACGACGCGTCCCTCGGTTCCAGCCCGCTCGATCATCCCTTTCAGTGAGGCGTCGAGCGGGCGGTTCACGTAGAGGATAGTGACGGCTTTCCTCGCTTTGAGGGCATCATCGACGAGCCGCTCCGCGTGCTCCCCGTTGCTGAGAGTGGAATCGAGGACGACATGCGCCCCGGTATCGGCCCCCGTCGCCGTCAGTGCGGAACTCTTTCCGGAAGCGTTGCCGCCAGCGGTGAACACAACGCGGTTGCCGCCCTCGGGAGCGGGCCGCGCGATCGCCCTCTTGAACAACTCGTCCCGTATCCACTGCGCCGCCGGATGAACAGCGACACGATATTTGCCCGGGTTGCCGTTGTACTCGTCGAAGAGTGTGGCCGCATTGTCTGCGTTCAGGACGTTCCCAAACCGCTTCGTGTATTCGGAAAGATGAGACTCCGGGTCCGACTCGAGTCGGGAAACAGTCCTCTCCCGCATGGCCTGTTCGTCGGGGTTCGATAGCGACGCTCCACGTTCGATTCTCACTGGCTCAACGAGTTTATCGCCGGCGCTCGGTGCTTCCGCCGCTTGTGGCGCAGCGGTAACAGATGGTGGCTCTGGCGGGACGGTCGGCGCCGCGGCAGGTTTCGCGGGCGGCTCCTCGGCCGGCGGCCGGTACGGTTCCGTGCCGGTTGTGTCCGCGGTTGGTTCGGGTGGTGCGGTCTTGGCCTTGGTCGCAGCGCGCAGCCGTTTGAGCGCAATTTCGCGGGGTGTTTCGATCAGGGCGGTGTCGAGCGCGTGCTTGCCGGCGCCGTAAAACATGGCCGCATCGACCAGCGCTGCGCCGCCCAGCTCGAGCGCGCCCTGCCAGTCCTTCGCCTTCACCCGCTCTTTGATCTGAGGGTACTTTTGAAGGAGCGCCTTGCCAGCCTGCGTAGCGAAATAGGTGCTCAAGCCAGCGGATGCGATCTTCGCCGTCACCCCGGGCACGGCGCCCAATCCGGCAGTGCCCGCCATGATCAGGGCGTTCTCTGGCGAGGTCATTGCCGCCGCTTCCTTCAGCATGGCTGCGTGCAGCCGGAACGGACCCACCAGAAATGGGAACAGCTCGTCGATGTCCTCGGGCTTGATGATGGGGGTTTGAAGGCCTTTGCGAATCGGCGAGACGCGGGGAGCGTTGAAGGTTGGACCACCCCCGCGAATCTGTTCACCTTCGGGCTTTGATCCCGGTACGTTCAGATAGGAACCGGTGCGCGGATCCCGGTACGTCTCCGTGCCCGGAACGCGCTGCATGACGGGTCCGACAGCCATCGGAGGTGGTGCCGGTTGCTGTTCGGGCAACTGAATCTGGTAAGACGGCGGTGCGAACTGCTTACCGGGTGTGGGCGTCGGGAGCGGTGCCGGCCGGGGCGGCACGGTCTGCCGTTGCGCTGGCGCTGGCGTCGGCTGCGGCTGCTGCTGCGTCACCGGCGCGGGCGGTTGCCGCTGCCCGGTCAGCAACAGGCGCGCCAGATTATTCGCGTGTATGGTCGTCTGCGCGGTCACTGCGTCAGGATCCGGCAGGCCGGGCCGCGCGGCAGGTTGCCGCGGCATCTGCACGCCGGGTATTTTGCCGCCCGCCCAGTCGTTATGGAGCTGCGTGCCGTAGACTGTGGCCGGATCGGTTTGAGTCCGGTACTGATCCGGGGTTCCGGGCTCGAAGACGCCGAGGTGCTTTCCCGTCCGGTAGTATTCCTGCTTCAGAGCGTTTACATCGTCGGTCTTCTTCCCGTTCAGGATCCCGCGCACGAGAACGTCTTTGCCGAATGTGGGGCTGCCTTTGCGCTCGTCGGTGAAACTGGTCGAGTAGACCGTGCTGTAGCTGCCCTCGCCATTGTCGATGACCGGGAGCCCCTTCAGATCGGTGTTGCCCGATGCGACCATGCCGCGTGGCCTGGGCGTGTTCGGGTTAACGTACAACGCCGCCCGGAGGCCTCGCCCCCGGTCGGCCGCAGCGCCGGGCTGCGAGGGCTGCGCGGGTTGCGCGAAATCGGGCGGATTCAAAGTCGGCCCCTCGCCGGTCGGAGCGCCGGCCGACATCCGCAGATACTTCGCGGCCGTCTGCGGGTTCTGCTTTGCGAGTGCGCGCGCGAATGCCGCGATGTACTTGTTCCGCAGATCGACCGGAACGCCCTTTGTCCATTCGGTGTCCGCATTCGAGAACACTGCCATGTACGCCGGCAGTTCGGTATCGCTTTCGCCGCGATAACCGTTGGCGTGCATGATCTTCAGCACGCGGTCGCCCTGCAGCTTTACAGCGGGGTCGTTGAGCACTGCCTGCCAGTTCCCCCTTTTGCTCGGCTGATCGAGAGAGTAGTCCGCGAATGCCTGGTGCAGCAGCATGTGGACGGACTCATGGCGCGCGATCGCCTGATTAACCGGATGCGCCAGGGATCCTTCGCCCGGGTTGACGGTGATCAGTCCCTGACCCTTGTTGGCGTCGTAGTCTGAGTACCCGGTTGCGCCCTCGGGCGCATCAGCAGTGGCGCCGAAGAAGATCGGGGTTCTCGTCCAGCGGGACTGCGCTGTAGGCGTACCCGGATCCGGGAGAAGGTTGTAGGCTTTTGGCTGCGCGGGATCGCGCCGGCCGGCTTCGGGCTGCGGTACCGCAGACTGTGCAGCGATGGGCTGCGCGCCTTGCGAAGCCATGAACGTATCGGGATTGAGTTCCGGCGCCGGCGGCCTCGCCTGCGCCGCCATGAAGGTGTCGGGATTCAGCGCGGGAGTCGAGAGTTCCTGCGCCATTTTACTGCCCGATCGGATAGCCGTAGCTCTTGAATTCGCGGATCGCGTCCGCCTCGCTGAAGTTCGGGTTTCCAGCGGCCCGCTTGTCCCTGACGTAATTGCGGATATGCTGCATCGTCACCGGCTGCTTGCCGGGGGCCGCGCCCCGCCCGGGCGTTACCATCGCAGCCGGTGCTGCGCCACGCTGCGGTGGTGCTGCGGGGGGTGTCGCGGGAGCCGCGAACTGGCCCCAGCCGTGGGCCTTCTCGATTCGGTCCTGTTCGGCCTGATGCGTTTTCGCCGTCTGCTCGAATCCCCGCGCAAGCTTCTTCAGCCGCGCGCCCTCATCGTCGCGCTGCTGCCGGTCCTGCGGCATGGTCTTTTGCGGCCCCTGCGTTACGACGCCGTTGATGTACCGCGGCTCGAAATAGGTCTCTCCGGGTTCGGTCGACGATGCGTCGTGGTAGCCCTGGGCCATCGCTTGCATGGCCTGCTTCTTCAGGCCGGCCGCCTCGTGGTCTTTAGCCGCCTGGTTCTCGCGCAGCTGCTGGGCGTCAGCCCGCCTCGCCTCGCGCGCGTCCGCCGCATCCGCCCGCCGGTCCTCCGATTCGCGCAGTCTCGTTTTCCGGTCCTCGCTCCGGTCCTGCTGATCCGCCGTCAGGACGCCTTTGCTCCCGGGCACGGGCGGGATCTCCTTCATCGACTGCGTTGTCTTGTCGTAAATCAGCGGTCCGCCGTTCGGGCCCTGCATCCCCGGGATGATCTGGGACACGTCGGGTTTCTCCGTCTTCGGCTGGACCGCCTCCAGAACCCCTTTGAGTTCTCCATACGGGATCTCCGAGCCGACCGGGAGGTCGATCCCGACAGCCTTGGCCCTGTCCGATGCATCCTGAGTCACAACCGCGACCTGTTTCCGCTTCTGCGCCTTATCAGCGGCGTCCAGCATCTCTTTCCCGAGACCGACGACGGCCTGTGCGTGAGCGAACGGGATGCGCGTTCCCGGCGGGGTGCCCGCATACTTTTGCAGCCAGGCCTCGGTGTCGCTGCCGGGCGGTGCGACGAAGCTGTTGGTGTCGTTGAGCCCGGCCTGTTCCTTCTCGCTCGCTGTCGGAAAGTAGAACTGCGAGCCAAGCGTCGTCGTGAGAATACGGTGCGGATCGCGGGCGGCCGGCGCAGCGCCCTGGGCAGCCGGTGCTGCGCTGGGCTGCGCAGCTTGCCCGGGTTGCTCGGCTGCCATCCGGAAGAGGTTCGGTCCGTAGCCGTTCGAGAGATCGAACGGACCGCCCGGCGCTGCGCCGTTCTGCGGCGCCTCCTGCTGTGGAACGGAAACATCGGCCGGATTATCCGGCGTCATGATGCCCGGCCGCCCCTTGGCTGCGTCCTCCGCGACCCGGTCGTTCCCGGTCATATTGCGGGAGTCGGATCCGAGCGGAATGCCGCCCTGATTCAGCGCCTCGCGTTGCTGCGTGTAGTCGAGATCTTTCTGGCGGGCGCTTTTGTCGGCCTCCGCTTCCTTCCGTTTCCGTTCCGCCTCCGCCTGCTGGTACCTGGCGGACAGCACGGATCCGAGATCGAGGTTGGCATGCTGCGGTTGAGGTCCGAAGTTGATCGGGGGCAGGTTGATCGAGGGGCTCAGGCTCATAGTTACGCTCCCAGCGCTATCCCGCCGAGGATGTCCTTGCCACTGATCGAAGCGCCGAAATTCGATCCGCTCGAGGTCCCGCTGCCCGACGTCGTCCCGGCCTGGGTCACATTCGATCCGAGAGACGTAAACGCATAATTCAACGCCGCCAGCAGGTTCTGGGTGTTCAGCTGAGACTGCTGGCCCGCGAACGTCGCCGCGTTAGTGCCGAGCTGGCTTTCTCTTCCGAGTTCGCCCTCGAGCGTCGCCTTCCCCGTCTGGCCGCTTTTTCCGAACCCGCGCTGCGCGAGGAACTGGTTCACCCGGTCGGTCAGTCCCGACGACGTCTTGTTGATCTGATCCGCCGCGTTCGTCTCCATCGCTTTGACGCCCGGCGACAGCGTGCCCGCGTTCGCTGCTGCCAGGTCGCTCGCCAGAGTGGTGCCCGTTTGATCCCGTACCGCCGTCTGGCCCGGCGAGTACACGTTCTGCTGCGTGCCCGTTCCGCTCGAGGTCGCGGTCGACGACGTCTGTCCCGACGACTGTCCGTAGCTCAGACCCATTGCGGCTTGCCTCCCCGTAAAAATCCGACCTTGTCAGCCCGAAGAGAACCGCGTCCGCAGGCCTGCCGCCGCGTGTCGTTGCGCCGCGCAGCACACCCTCGACCTGCGCGCCCAGCCGCTTCGTGAGCGCGATCGCGAGCCGGTTCCACGCCGGCACGAAAGCCTGGATCCGGATCAGGCGCGGATCCGCCTCGAAGGCGAGCCGCGCGACTTCGCGCAGCGTTTCTGCTGGAATACCCCAAAGGCGCCGGGAGAGCAGAATGTGCGCCGTCGCGACCACGGGCGAATGCGGTTCGATGATAATTACGCCGCCGATGAAGTCGTCTTTCCATAATCCGAACGTCCGGGCCGTCCCGAAGCGCCTGCTGTACTCTTCGACAAAGGCGTCAGGAGTGGCCGGGAAGAAGTCGTCGGCGATCTGGCGGCGGGTCTTTTCCGCCCAGCCGTAAGCCAGCGGCCACGCCCACTCGGGGAAGCCGGGCCTGAGCTCGAGCATGGTCAGCACGTGCCCGTGGTGCCGGTCAGAGACCCCTTGGTGAACACCAGAGTCCCCGTACACGGGAGAGTCGTGGTGTGCGTAATTCCGCCCGGCAAACTGGACAGCCCTCCCGCCCCGTCGAACTGCGCGGTTCCGGCGCCCAGCTGCGGGAAGTGGACCTCGTTCGACGGGTTCACCGTGATCACGTCGGGTCCGGAGTAACCGTTGCGGATATGCCAGGTCCCGTAGTAATCGAGGAACATGTTGCCCGCGTTCAGGACAAATTGGGCCTTCGGGACCCCGTTCTCCTGCCAGATATACCCGCCATTGCCGAGCGGGGCTATGTTCTGAGTGAGCCCCACGTTCCCGGCCGGATTGTCCTGTGTGATGTTCCCGGTCGTGATCATGTCTCCCATGACGTAGTTCGGCGCGATGCGGTCGTTGCCGAACTGGCTGATGAATCCTGGCAGCACGTTCTCAAACGGACCGTTCGCCGCCACAGTGGCGGCCGTAGAAAACGAATTGTACGTGAGCTTTGAGTTCACCAGCCCCTGACCGGGCAGGTACTCGTACACGCCGACCGTGTTACTGAGCACCGTCCAGGTTTCCGAGCCGCTGTGCCCCGTGGTCGCCAGCTGAATCTGCAGCCCCGGGATTACGGTCTGCAGCGAGCCCGTGGCATTGACCGGCGCCGAATAAGCGCCGCCATCCTGCGACCACCGATATTGATCCGGGGTGCCCGCCACTGCCTGTACGTTGTAGTAGTGCGTGCCGAGGGCGACCTGATCGGTGAGGGCCGCGAGGTCGTTCAGCCCGGAGCCGGCAAAGGTTATGTGCTCCTGGATGGCCCGAAAGGTGTTGTGGCTGATGTCGACCGATTCGGTCGCCGTCTCGCCGCTCACGGCGATGCCGAGAGGCGCACCGAAAGTGTTGTTTACAACGCGCAGATTATTGATCGGAAAGAGACCCGTGACGACGGTCCACGAGTCATTGACGGCGTGCCCGGTCGTCGCGCACGTCATCGTAAGACCGAGCGTGATCGGGACCGCGGTCCCGCAGGCGATCGCGGCCGAGTAGGCCTGCGAATCGATCGACCACTGAAACCGGTCGGGCGTCGTCGCGGTGATTTTGAAGGCGAACGTGTGTGCCCCGACGCTCGCCTGCGTGACCCCCACTGAGAGATCGTTGAGCGTGCCGCCGCCGAACGCCACTGTGTGGAAGAAAGACTGGCTGAACAGGCATGCATTCGACGGGTTGGTGTCGGCGCTGTTCACGCTGTTGCACACGCTGCCCGTCACGAGACCGTCTCCGCTCGTCCACACGATTCCGTTCACGCCGGCAGCGTAGAGCTTCTGGTCGATCGATACGCCGTCGATCGTCGTGTCCTGGGAATATTGGCCCACGGCAACGTGCCCGCCCTGAATCTTGACCCCGGAGATCGTGTTCCGGAACGACCCGTGGAAGGCGTCGTTCAGCATGGTCGAATTGTCGTGCGTTCCGCCGCCCTGCACGATGATCGCCGGGTAGTCGTTCGTTGCGACCGTGTCGACGTTTGAGATCGCGCCGCCGGCGTAGATATTGTCCGAGGAGTGATCGATCGAGACCTGTCCGAGGCTGCTGCCGACGGCGTTCTGGATGACGTTGCCCGTCATGGCAACGCCCTGGCAGTTGGCGCACTCGATCGTCAGGACGCCGCCCGGCGCCGCGCCCTGATCCGAGACGACGATGTTATTCGCCACCACGCCCGTCCGGGCTATGCCGACCGAGATGTAGAAGGTAATGGAGGTCTGGCCCGTGCAGCCGCCCGACATGCAGGTGCCCGCAAGCACGTCCTGAATGGTGTTGGCGAGAACGTGGGGATGCACGTCGGGCACATCGGACTGGGCGTCGAAAAACTCGATCCCGAGCGCCTCGGCTTCGGCCGATTTGACGGTGCGGACGACGTTGCTCTGGATCGGGAGGTCGCAGCCCGGCGCCTCGGCGTTGATCCCGAAGACGACCGCGTAGATGCCGACCGGCGCCGTGATGTCGTGGACATAATTGCCCATCACCTGACCCGAGCAGCCGTACCCGGCCACCCGGTAGGCAACGCCGTTCAGGATTCCGGCGGAAGTCGCCAGGGTCATTGTGGTGGCCGTCGCCGCCGTGATGGTGTAAGCCGGCGTGATGAGAATCTCCCAGTCGTTTACCCAGCTTGCCGGGACGGCGCACGGAGCCGCCAGGACCAGGACGGTGGGCGAAGTCACTGAGCCGACCGTGCACATCGTTCCCTGCACGTTGATCGGCAAGCCGGCCCAGGCGGTCGAGAAAGTCGAACCGGCATGTTGCGTCACGGTCAGACCGACGATGTGCACGTAGCTCGACGCCGTGAGCGTGATCGTCTTCCCGGCCCAGCCCGGGTCGAACGACGGCCCCTTGGCGAGCGTCACGGCCGTGCCGGACGTGTTTACGGATCTGGCCCCGTTCACCCAGATGCCCGCGGTGCCCGCATTCTGGTCGACCAGTCGCGGCCGGACGTCGAGCGGCGATCCGAGTAAAGCGGTTCTGTCTCCGTCGACCACCGGGGACATGTGGTCTATCTCATTCCCGGCGATGAGAAAGCCGGTCGAGGCGTCGGCCTCGACGCCCGCGCGCGAACACCCGTGGATGTGGGAGTTGATCACTTTCCAGCCGGTTTTGTTGATGCCGGCGACGGCCGGAACATCCAGCGTCCGGCCCGTGCAGCTGATCTCGATCCCGTCGATGATCGATCCGTTGCCGAGCAGAACCTGCCTGTTCCCGCTCAACGCTATGTGGCCGTCGCCCCGCAGTGTCACGCCGTCGGGGATTACCAGGTTGTTTGCCGTCACAAGGCAGGTTTGAGTCGCATCCGACACGGTGATGGTGGACGGTCCGTAGGTGAGCGCGTTCTGGATCCCGGTCGCGTCGTCGGTCACCCCGTCGCAGGCCACGATTTTGTTGGACGAATTAATGAAGTCGCGCACGTCAGCCGATTGCCGCAGCTTGTCCTGCACGGAGATAAACCCCGCATTCGCGCGGTTCTGAATGAAGGTCTGGTTGCCGGATGTGCCGGACTGGTTCTGAGCCTGAACCGCGGCCACCGCAAGCAAAGCGTAGAGAGTGAATCGTTTCATGGGCGACCTCATGGAATCGGTACGTTCATCTGAGCAGGGTAAAGCGCCCGCGTGCCGGCGGCGCCGCTGAGAAACACCTGGATGCATTCGGTCGACGCGGGCGATTGGGCGTTTGCAAGCTGGTACGGCATCGCCGTGTATGCCGAGCTGTCGAGAGAGTGTCCGCCCACCCCATCCTGTTCGACGATCAGCGTCCAGGTCAGGACCGTGCTGTCGGTCGGCACGTTCGCCGGCAGATTCAGAGTCGCGTCCGTAGTCAGAAGGATGACATTCATGGGCTGGGAAGCGTCCGGTGTAAAGGTCTCGCCCACGGCAGCAAGGTGGTAGAGACTTACGGGTCCGCCCCCCGGCGCCCCCGCCGGTCCGGGCGGCCCGATCGCTCCCGGCGGCCCTGCGGGTCCGGCTGCGCCGGTCAGGTCGCTCAGGCCCAATGAGATGCGCCGCAGCCGGTCGTTGACGGCCAGAACCAGATCCTGTGCCGCCGGGCCGCCGGCGCCCTGCGGCAGCATCGGCAGCTGCACTTTGGCGGGCTGGATCATGAATTGCTCACCGCAAAATCGAGATCGGCCAGTTCCCACGTGGGAGGCGTTTTATCGGCCACGAGGTCGGCCCACGTCGGCAGGACATCGGAATTCTCGAGCGGGAAGTCTTCCCACTGCCACACGGCCGCCGGATCGCTCAATACCCGCGTCCAGACCCGGATGTGATAAATCCTCGCCGGCGCCGCCCCCGTCAGCCCGACCCGCAGCAGCCGGCCGCGAATGCCGGGAGGCAGCGGAATAACGACAGTCATGCGGCCGCTGGCTGTCCGCAGGCCTGGCGAGTACATTACCGTCAATGCGCCCACCGAGTCCTGATCGGTAATAATTGACGCGGTCACGAGGTCGTCGGCCCGCATGTCGATTTCGATCCGCTTGAACATCTTGCGGCGTTCGGAAAGGAAGTCGAACTCGAGCGTGTTGAACGCATCGTTATTGCCCGACGGGGTCGTCGCCGCGAGGTAGCGCCCGATGCGAAACCAGCGGACCTGCACGGTGTAGAGCCGGTAGCCGGCCGGACCGAGGACCTGCAGGCGCACGGAGCGGCCCTCGATCACGCCCGGGAGCGGCACGGTCACCCAGGCGCGCCCGGTCGCCGCGGTGGTCAGGACAAACGTGCCGCGCGAAGCAAAAGCCTCGCCGGGCAGGTCGGTGAACATCTCGACCGAAACGGCGCCATCCGAGTCCATTTCGAAGCGGAGCTGATCGAAGGTCTTGGTGTCGGGGTCGCCGAGGTCCTGTTCCATCGAATCCCACAGGAACCCGTCGACCGATTCGTAGCCCTCGACGAACACCCCGATAACGCGCATGAGAAGCCGCACCGAGTAGAGCCGGAACGGAGCCGTCCCGGTCATCGAGACCTGCCAGAGAAGGCCCTGCGCGGTCGCGAACGGGTATTTCATGATCGCCCGCACGCCCGCGCCCTGCGTAACTACTGTCGCAGTATGGCGCGAGGCGAGGGCATTGCCCGGCAGATCGGATGCGACTATGACCGAGACCCCGCCGGTCGGGTTCGAGATGTCGAGCTCGAGCTCTTTGCACTCTTTGACTTTGCCGACGCCCAGATCCGTCGGAATCGTCGCAGCCACAAGGCCAAGCCGCGCCTCGGCGTAATAGAAGACATAAACGTTATGGATGATCGCGACCCCGCTGCAATCGGCGTCGATGAGGACGGTCATATTCCGCGCCAGCACCCCGGAATCTGTGAGGTTGGAAGCAGGGTAACCGGGGAAGGATACGCCAGCCAGGGCGAAGCTCACTGTCTGGCGCGGGCCGGCGGAAAGAGTCCCGACCAGCACGGCAGCCACAGTGCCGTTGTTCAACCCGACGTAGACGTTGGCCGCGACGCCCGCGGCGAACTCGAAGTCGATCGCGATCTCGAGGAACACTTTGTCGTTGTCCGGAAGCCCGCAGTCTTCGTAATGCGACTGGTAGACGCACTCGATGTCGACGGTGCCGGGGATCGTCGGGCCGGTCGACGGCTGCTCCTGATGGTCGGTCGGGAGGAACTGGCGGAAATCCGCGAGAGACAGCCCCTGCGCTTTGCCGCCCTCGACCCCGGTCAGGCCGATCATGGCGACACCGTCGAAGAAGAAGCCGAAGAAGCCGCCCGCGCAGTGCGCGCGCTCGAGCGCGTTCCTGTGATAGAACCAGCGGCCGGGGCGCGTGGCGATAAAAGCGTTGCGCTCCGGTTCCGGCCCTTCGTCAAAGACCAGCAGGTTGTAATCACCGCCCTGTTCGGCATAGGAGACGTACAGCTTGCCCATCGCGTGCCCGAGCGCGATCGCATAGGAGGCCGTCGAGCGCGAATTGAAGGCCGAACCCGGCAGCACGCACCCGGGGGGCGTCAGCGGCCCGGCGTTCGAGATCGACTGGTTGAACAACGGCAGCACATTCGCGGCGAGTATGTGGACCTGCGCCATATCGAACAGGCAGAGATTGTTTGGACCGACGAAGTAATCGATCTGGCCCGCGGGCGCGAGCGCGAAGGCGTTATCGAGCCCGATGCCGTCGTAGACCTGCTCGACTGTCCCGGTGGCCGGGTCGCCGATCAGCATCCAGATCGAGCGCTCCTTATACATAATCAGCAGGTTGGCGTGGATCGAACACCAGACGATCCGCTCGCCATCGAGCCCGGCGTCGAACCAGTCGCCCACCTGATCGTCGGTCGACCAGTATTGCGGCTCATTCGCCGGCGTGTAATACACACGGTTCGGATGCGCCAGGGACGACCACGCGTAGAGGCGGGCGAAGTGCGGCCCGATCATACCGGCGCACGCCTGCGGGGCGTCATGCGTGGTCGGCATTATCCGGCCGTTGTTCGTCGCCGTGAGATCCGACCATGAATCGCGGAACGTGGTCGGCAGACTCGTTGCGGTCAGGTCCACCCGGCCCACCCAGTAGGCGTCCCCGAGGGTGCCGCCCGTGCGGTAGATATTGATCCAGCCGATCCGCGTGTCAGTGGGCGCGTCCGCCGCAGGAATTGTGACGTCGATCGCCTGAGACGATACGGTGACCGGGGGCGCCGTGGACGGGACGGGGCTCGGGTTCGATTCGATGGTGTGATCGGTGGTCTCGAACGTCACGTAATACTGGTAGGTGCCATCCGGCAGGTCGTTGAGCGAGCCGGCGCCGAGCGTCGTATCCGGGTTGCCGCCAGAGCCCGAGACCGCAACTGTGGCGCCGGAAATGATCGGCGTGATGACGACATCCTGGCCGCCCGCGGCCGTCACCGAACAGTTCGGATCCGCGGCCGCGAGAGAGACGATGATCTGCGGGATCTGCGTCTGGTGGTAGCCGTTCTGAACGAAGGAATAAGTCGTTCCCGCGATTGTGAGACTATGCACGTAGTCGTAGTACGCGATCAGGATCGTGGGACCGGCATGATCCAGGGCAAAGACGGCATCGAACGTCGTCGCCGTGACCGCCGTCACGGTCACGATCTCGTAATTCGAGTAATCGGCCTGCGAGATTCCGAGCCGCATGCCGACCGTAATCGCCGACGCATCCTGCGGGGTCACCGTCTGCGCGCCCGCGGCGATGCTGTCGTTGGTGAACGTCGCCTCAAAAGCGTAGGTGTACGTCACGCTCGCGACGACCGGCGGCGAGGACGCCGGCGCGGCTGTCGGGCTGGCGGGTGGCCCGGCGGCGATGTTCCATTCCTCGAAACCGGCGGCGACCGAATGCCGGCCCTGCCTGCCGCGGTTCATGATGTACATGTAGCCGTTCTGAGAGGCGAACGCGATCCGGTTGCCGTCAAAGCCGGTCGCGATCGGCGTCGGGTCCTGGTCGTAGTAAACGCTCGAGGCGGGATTGATCAGGGAGGAATTCGTCCCGACGTAGAGCGGACTCGTCGGACCGCCCGCCGAGCCGGCGCTGTGCGCGATGCCCGCGCCCGGGATCATGAACGAGCTCGGGTAGCCGGCACGGGAGATCAGTTTGCCGAGCGCATCGGAACGAAAATTTTGGGCGAGCAGGTAATCGACGATTGGAACTTTATCGACCGGAGGCAGGCAATTGAAGCCGCCGCCCAGAATCTGCATGGACTTGCGATCGTAGCCCACGCCGGTTACTCCTTGTCCCCGTCGCTTTTTTGTTTGTCGCTTCTGTCGCGCGGTGTGCTGAAAGCCCACTGGGCGAACCCGCCGCCGAGCGTGGCGAGCGTGGTGAGGATCGGCATCAGTCCGTGACTCGTGGCTTCCTCCACCTTGCCGAGCGCGGTCACGGCCGCGAGCGCGGCGACGATCAGGAGCAGCACGAATCCGAACGTCATTTTCAGATAGTCGAGCTTCATCTCCCGCCTCCGAACAGATGCTCTATGACCGCCTCGTACAGAGCCATCCGGGCGCGAAGATGCTCGCCGATTTCAGGCATCGCCGAGTCGCTTTCCATCGACCGCGCGCCCGCGATCGCCGCGTCCGAGAAGTAATCCTGCAGCACGGGCGACAGCGGGAGCACCGAAGCGCCGGCCGCCACGGTCGGCGGTGCGGCCTGCAGGACCTGTGCGAGAACCGCGTCGGCCGAAGGATTGGGATAGAGCACGCAGTTATTCGCGCCGGCCGCATCGAGCGAGAGGCGCCGCGGCGGACCCGGTGCAGCCGCGGACCATGCGGCATCGAGCGCGAACAGCTGGCCGACCGTCGAGAGCCGCAGCAGCTGCAGTGAGCCGGAATAGAGCAGCCACGCCCCCTCGGTGAAAACGTGGCCGGCGGGCAGCGCGTAGGTTGCCGTGCCGCTGGCGACTTCGATCGAGCTGTCATAAGTGAGAAACACCGACGAGATGCGCGCGAGGACTCTGACGCGGTCGTCGATGTACTGGTAGAGCTCCGGGATCGTCACGAAGCCGTTGCCATCGGCGAGGTCCGTCTGATCGGTGAAGCCCAAACGGAACCACAGGTCGTTGATTGAGTCGAGGACGTCGCAGCTCATATTACGCCGCCTTCTCTGCGGACTTGTTTGCGGCCGCCTTCACCGCCAGCAACCGGGATCGGTCGAACAGCGCGAGCTCGAGGGGCAGCGCATCGTAGCCGGCGCCGATATTCCGGGCTCTCATGTAGTCGCCGTATTCGGTCACTGCATCGAGATACTCCGCGAGCAGCGGCAGGGCCGCGGCGAGACCGTTCGCACCCTCCACCTGGCGCACCCGGTAGATCGCGTAGGAGACGTACATCGGGTGGTACTCGAGCGGCGTCTCGGGGACATCTGTATCTGCGGCGAGTGCAACAGGAGCCCGCGCGTAAGTGACCGTCAGCGGAGAGGGGTTCGCCGGCTGCTGGTAGAGCGCGAGGAGGTCGGCGCCGACCGCCGCGTACCGTACCGGCGGCCCGGGCGATAGCGGCCATTGGGAATCGAGGCTCCACAGTTCCGATAGCCGCGCGGGCCGGACCTTGCTCCCCGAGGCCTGCGCGATCCGCAGCGGGACGATCCAGTCCGGGTAGGCCGGCAGCATGTGAAAGAAGGCCGTAGCGGTCGCCGGCGTCCACGTCACGGTGACCTCGAGCGCGAGAGTAAGCAGGCAGAACAGCCGGTTCGCCTCGTTGAGCGCGGCGATAATCTCGGCAGTAGGGTAGAACGTCGGCGAGCCCGCCTCGTTGAGGCGCTCCGAGACCCGGGTGTACATGGTCG